CTGCCCGTCCCCCGAATACGTTGGAGCTCTCGCTCCGCTGTCGACTTTACGTAGTCGCTGCGCCGGTTTCCGCACGTCACCGGAAAGTTTGGTGGGTCCACAAGGAATCGAACCTTGGTCAGCCGGTTAAGAGCCGGTGGCTCTGCCATTGAGCTACGAACCCGAAGTGGTGCGTCGTCTTGGAGTTGAGCCAAGCGGGTCACAAGGACACGCGTTTTACAGACGCGGCTGCCTACCCTAACAGTCTAACGACGCATTGATTGGTAGTCCGCGTGAGATTCGAACTCACTCGTTCAGCTTTGTAGGAGCCGACGCCAAACCCGTTGGCCGGACTATACTGGCGGACCCACCGGAACTCGAATCCGGCACTCGCTGCATCGACAGTGCAACTTCACCCCTGGTGTAGGTCCAATTGGCTGAGGTCACAGGGCTCGAACCTGTCGCGTACGGATTAACAGTCCGTCTCCCGCACCCGGCGGGACCGACCTCAAAATAAAGTGGAGCGAGTGGCGAGAGTCGAACTCGCGATAGGTGCTTGGAAGGCACGGACCCCCCTCGGAGACACCCGCTCAAAGACTACCCAAATTGTTAAAGAACAATCCGGTGAGTTGGTTTTCGGGGTGTGAATCTGAAGCGGACTTTGCCTACTTCTTTCTGGTCCCCGGCATGGCACCGGGGGCCACGCATCTATCAATCGACTGTCAAACCTGATTCTTGCCACTGTCTATTATCGAGGCGCGCCGAGGCACACCCGATTCGACTCGGGCAATAGGTAAACTGTAAATGCGTTCGCTTCAACATAGGCGCGTGACTCTAATATAAACCGGGTTCAAGGTCAATCAGATGATCGATATTTGACATTCCTACAAGCTTGTGGGCTAAATCCTACCGTCCTCAACCCGGTGTTGAGCAGTTTTTCCAAGAATTTTCGGGTCACTCACGCCTCCGGCAGCGCATGACGACCTCCGATTAGGAGTTCCGTCATGGCGAATATTCAAGCGCCCTTTGGTTTCCGGCAGTATGTCGGCACTGGTGCCTCGCCGACGTACGAACAGGTCGCACTGTCCAACGGTGGCATCGACTACAACGGCGCCGCAATCTTCTACGGTGATCCCGTGCAACGCGCGGGAGCTGGCGACGGCACCATCATTCCCTCGACGACCGCCACGGCGATAGCACTGGCCGGCGTATTCCAGGGTTGCAAATACCTCTCGACCGCGCAGAAGCGCACCGTATGGTCCAACTACTGGCCGGGATCCGACGTCGCTGTCGGCAACCAGTCGACCATCGAGGCCTACATCATCAATGATCCGAACGCACAGTTCATCGTGCAGTCGGATGCGACCGGCGCCACGCAGGCGCAGATGGGCGCGAACGTCAATCACAACGTCAGCGGCGGCAACACTGCCAACGGTCTCTCGGGCGCGTTCATCACGCCGGGCACGACCGCCGCGGTCACCGCGACCTTACCTTGGCGCATGAACAAGTTGGTCCTGGATCCACCAAACACCCAGGGCACACAAGCGGGGGCGTACAACTACGTGGTTGTCGCGTTCAACAACGTCGAAACCCGTGTGACCCTGTCGGTCGTAGCTTAAGGGAGCAGCGTAAATGGCCATTAACTTAAGTGCGATCAAAGATCTCCTTCTGCCGGGCCTGCGCGGCATTGAAGGCAAGTACGAGATGATCCCATCTCAGTACGACAAGATCTTCACGGCATTCGACTCGAAGCTCGCCCTTGAGCGGACGGCCGAGATGCGCTACCTGGGACTCGCGCAGCTTAAGACCGAAGGCGGTCAGACGGCGTTCGACAACAACGCCGGCGAACGGTACGTGTACAACCAGGAGCACAACGAGATCGCCTTGGGCTACGCGATCACTCGCAAGGCCATCGACGACAACCTGTACAAGACGCAGTTTCACCCCTCCAACCTGGGGTTGATCGAGTCCTTCCATCAAACGAAGGAGATCTACGCCGCGAACGTGCTGAACACCGCCTCCACGTACAACCCGGCAGTGAACGGCGACGGCGTCGCGCTCTGCTCGGCTTCGCACCCGATCGACGGCGGCACCATCGGCAATCTGCCGACGACCCAGGTGGACTTGAACGAGGCGACACTGCTCAACGGCATGATCGCGATCCGCACGAACTTCAAGGACCAGGCCGGTCTGAAGATCTTCGCGCGTGGTCGCAAACTGATCCTGCCGCCGCAGTTGGAACCCGTCGGCATCCGCCTGACGAAGACAGAACTGCGGCCGGGCACGGCGGATAACGATGTCAACGCCATCCTATCGACGGCTGGCGGCATCCCCGAAGGTTACATGGTCGACGACTTCTTGACGTCGAGCTTCGCGTGGTTCCTGTTGACGAACATCGCGGGCCTGGCGTACATGAAGCGCATCGCCTTCGAGACGGACATGCAGGTCGACTTCGTCACTGACAATTTGCTCGTCAAGGCCTACGAGCGCTACAGTCTGAGCTATTTCAACTGGCGCGCAATCTGGGCCACGTTCCCGACTTCGTAAGGGGAAGCAGCAATGTCCGACATCAACGGCGGTACGTACCCGAATCCGAACGGCAGTCCGATTTGGCCGGGATCGGTATTCACGGGTCCGGTTATCGCGGGCAACGTCGTGCATTCGGACGGCTCGGGTACCCTAGCCGGATTGGGCGAGACCACGGGCACGGCGAACCAGGGCTACTGCCAGATGTGCCAGACGCAGGCTGGCGTCAACAATATCGCCACCACGTTCACCACCAACATCGTTCTCCCGGCGCAGAGCCAGATCACCGATGTGTACATGATGACCACGACCGTGGGCACTGGCACCTTCGGACTGGGCACTACGGCCGGTGGTACCACGGCATTGACCGCGGGTACTGTGGGTACGACGACCACGCTCGGACAACAGGCGACGGGAATTATACCGAGCACAGGAGCGCAGGCGGCGCTCTGGGATAACGTCGGCAACCAGGACGTGCAGATCACGGTGACTTTCACCGCCACCGGCGCCTTCGTCGGTACGCTGACTGTGCAGTACGTTCAGGGCATCAACAACGCCTCGTAAGGAGCCATGTAAATGAAAGGTCGTAAAAAGCACAAGGCCGAAGGCGGCGGCACCGGCGGGGCGGATGAGGCCGAAGAGGACATCAAGACCAAAACGCCATCGCGGAGCGTGCCGAACAACGTCACCAAGGAAGGTGAAGAAATGAAGAAGGGCGGCCGCACGAAGAAAAAGCGCGGCGGCGGCATTGGCAAGACGGTTGGTGTTGTCGAAGGTCCGGAACCTCCGCCTCATGCGGGGCGCAAGCCGCGCAAAGGTGGTGGCAGGGCCACGTCAGGATCGGAAGCGAGCCCGTTCACGTCGGCGAATAAGGGTACCGATCCGAAGGGCCACAAGACCGCCGGGGCATCGAGGAACGTGCTCGAGGGTGAGAACGAACCCGCCTGATCTTGCGGGGCGCAGTGTTACGCGAGACGGGGACCTTTGCGTCCCCGTTTTTGCTTGGGAAAGGCGAATTCAGTAGGAGTTGATAATGACCAATCCAATTGTTGGGGCGATTACGCCAGACGCGAGCACCGTGGGCTGCCGAATCAAGGTCACCGGCGCCAACCTGAATTCCGTCACCAAGGCGACGGTGGGCGGCGTCGACTGCAAGTTCGAGCACGTCACCGACTCCATCGTGATCGTCATAGTCTCTGACGACGCGAAGTCTGGCCCCGTGGTTGTCAGCAATGACGACGGCCCTGCGGGTACTGCGCCGCTATTCACCATCACCGTTGAGAAAACGGAAAAGAAGGCCGAGGTTCTGCATCACGAGCGCGAAGCCCACAAGGAAGAACAGGTCGCTCGCGAGGAACAGAAGTGGCCTGGCAAGCACAAGAAGAAATGGTGAGGTGAGACGTGCGTCCAGTTACCGTCACCGCAGGCCCGCTGACCGCAGCCACCGCGAATAACATCGCGCTCTCGCAGACGCCGGGCGCTGCAGGACCCATCACGCTCAACGGCGCGCTGGTAGTCGGTGGCATCGCGGTCATCGGCAATGCGCAGCGCATTACGTTGACGACGACCGATTCGACGCACACCGCCGTGATCACGGGTACCGACTGGGCGGGTTCGCCGATCACCGAGACCGTGGCGTTCAACGGCACCGCGGTGACCTCGGTGCTGAGCTACAAGACGGTGACCTCGATTGTCGTCAACGCTGCGCTCACCGCGGCGCTCACCGTGGGCACCAGTGGTATCGGCACCACGCCCTGGGTGCGTCTAGATGACTACGCGCTCGGCCAGGTCGCCATCCAGGTCGATGCCACGGGCACCGTGAACTATACGATTCAGTCGAGCCTCGATGACCCCAACAGCCCGACGAATCCGGTGTTGCCGCAGAACATGGTGTGGGTGGCGACCTCGGATACCGCGGGTGTGGGCGCGACGGGATCGATTCAGACCAACTTCGCTTATGCGCCCACCTGGGTGCGTGCGCTTCTGAACAGTGGTACGGGTTCGATATCCATGACGGTACTACAGCTCGGCGTCGCGCCGTACTAACTTAGCCGACAAGAGAGGCGCCACGTGGCCAACGAACGTATTGCCCAGCTTCCTGAGGGCGCCCCCGCGCAGCCCGGGGATTTATTCCCCATCGCCCGCGGCACGACGAACTACGCACTGGGCATTTCCGATGTGCTGGGCTTGAGCAGCCCGGGACCTAGCCTTCAGGTCGGCGGCAATACCTCGGGCACGACGGCGCTCATCACCGGCGGCACGGCGTTCTTCGCGGGCGGCAACAACGTCACGCTCTCGCAGAATAGCAACTCGATCACGATCAGCGCGAACACGGTGGCCGCGGCCAACTTGAGCGTGTCGGCGGGTTCCACGACGGGCGCCTTTGGCGGCCTTACCTTCTCCAATTCGCCGACGGTCACGTTTGGTCTCAACAACGGCACGATCACGGCGAGCGCAGCTGGCGGCGCGGGGCAGTCGACGGGCGGCATCTACGCGGCGGGCAACACGACGGGGCAGTCCTCGTCCAGCACGTTCCCGCAGAGCTCGTTCAACATTTCGGCGGCGGGCATGATCTCGGCTGGGTGGTCCAGCAATAGCCTGATCATCTCCGCGCCAGCGACGACCGGCCTCTCGCAGTCGATCTACGCGACGGGCAACACCACGCAGTCCTCGAGCGGCACGGTGTCGATCGGTAGCCTCCTGGTCGCAGGCTCCGGCAACGTTTCGGTCGGCATGACCAATGGATCGCTGCTGATCTCAGGAGCCACGGCAGGCGCCGGCGGCGTCGGCATGGGTGTGTCCACCTTCGGCAACACCGCGGGATCTACGGGGACGCTCAACAGTGGCACCGTCGTCGTCGTGGGCAGCGGACCGATCAGCTTGAGCCAATCGACGAACACCAACGGCGCGACGATCAGCATCAACGGTCCGCCGATCTCTTCGCTCTCGGCCACCGGCTTGGCATCCATCGTCACCAACGGGTCGACGATCAGCATCGGCGCGGCCGTGCCGCCATTGTCGTTCTTCCAGCCCTTGGGGCCAGTGATGAACACGACGGTCACGCAGAACGGCCTGGGCAGCGTGCAGGTCTACCCGGCGATGGCCGCTGGACCATTCACGGCAAGCCGCGTCGATATGCTGGCCTCGGTGAGCGCGGCGAACCTCGCGGTCTCGACGCAGGCGCAGACGTTGAGCATGTACGTCGGCCTGTACTCGCTGAACGGCTCGACGCTGTCTTTGGCGTCCTCTGGCTCGCAGTCCTACGGATGGTCGAACAACAGCAACGGATCATCGCTATCCATCACCGGGCTGCGACGCTTCTCGGCGCCGATGAACGTGAACTACACCGGCGGTTTCGACCTCTTCGTCGGCATCATGAGCAACACGACATTCATCAACACCAACGGCGTGAGCTTGAGCAATGTCGTAATTCCCTTGGGGCCTGGGCCGCAGTTGCAGGGTCTCATCGGCCAGACGCAGGTCAACAGCATGCAGTTCGCGCCGGGCCAGGGCTTCTTCTCGGCGACCTCGGCGGGTATGCCCGCATCGATGGCGTTGTCTCAACTCGTCGGCTTGGGTTCTGGAGGCAGCGCGGTCGCCAATTATGCGCCCGTTCAATTTGCGAATGTGACGGCATAACATGTCAGTAGCCGTTTCAGGAAACAGGCTGCTCATCATCGGCGGCAACGCTCTGGAGATCGGTCCGCCGCCGCCCATCGTCACCAATTTGATGGGCACGAACTTCTCGCAGACGGGCACGGGCCAGTTGGCGTATGAAGGCCTGCCGACATTCAAGAAC